TATTTAATTTCTCTACCTTTTTTAATTTTAAAAAGTTCTTTTAATTGGATTCCATTTATATCCTTAAAGCTTTGTATATTCTCATCATCAGCATCTAAACCTAGATATTTATGAGTTAATAAAATCAAATTAGTATCTCTATCAGTATAAACTATTCTCTGCTGCTTTGCCTCAAAAGCTAATACATATAAATTACCTATAGTAAATGTTATTAAATCATTCATTTGCCCCATTAATAAAGCATCTGGCTGATAAGTATTTCCAGTATCATAAATAGATACAGAATTATCATCTAATAATAATAAATAATCATCATACAAAGCAATTAAATCAGAAACTACCTCCTCTATTTCTACAGATGTAGTATAATCAGTTCCAAATGTATAATTTACTGATGCATTACAATAACTAGCTAAACACGCTGCCCCTTGACTCTCAAAAAATAACTTATCAGCTACAGTAATAAATAATGATTTTAATCCATTATAAGCTGATTTGTATGCGCTAAGTTTATCCTTTACAGAGCTATCTATAGTGGATGGATAGTTTAGAATCTCATTAGCTTTATCTATAGCATTAAAAGTATCACTTAAAAGATTATCAGATGCCTTTATTCCCTCTGATACAATGTTAGAATATTCTGTAAATGTATCATCTGTTTGTAGGTTTTCAAATTTACTAGCAGTAATAGCTAAACTAGTTTTGTTTTTCTGAATATCCTCAGATTTAAAAACATCTTTAGATGCATAACTAGTAGCAGAGCTATCCAAAATAGCATCCTTTTTAACTAAAACATTATCCTTAATAGAATAATTGCTCTTTGGTAAATCTAAAACAATACTCTCCCAAAAATCTACAGTTATCTCAGTAACATTATAATTTGAATCATTAAAAGATATGGATAGAGGCTGCCCTTTAATAACCCCATAAAAAGGATGGTTAATGGTCCAGTATCTATTATCATTAGCAGAATTATCAAAAGCCTCAGATTGCTCTATATTATTATCCCCTTGAAAATAAAAAGTAAGTGGATATTTAAATGATTTAGGTTTTTTTCTTTCTATAAAAGAACCTGATACATCTATAAAATCAAAAGCCTTAGCATTAAATTCCTTACTCCTATCTGCAGATTTCCACAAAGGAAAAAACTCCTTTCCATCTCCTGTTTTTATCGAAAAAACATTATTATCTAGTTTATCTATCCAGCTCATTATTTCATGTGTTTTTTAAATTGAAACTCTGCATTATTTTTATAAATTTCCTCTAGATTTTTAGAAGCTTCTTTTGCACTAGGTTTCATAAATGGCCTAGCTTTTAATTTTGATACCTTTGTATTTCTATATGTAAAAATAGGAGTTAGTTTTTTTCCTTTAACCTCAAATAATGTGCCTTTACCTCCTTTTTTTATCAAAACATGTTTACCTCCTTTTTTTCTGGCCCCAGCTTTACCTAAACTATTAATTTTTGATAAGTTATTTTTTGCCTTTAGTTTTTTACCATAACTACCAGAAACTCTACCCATATCATGAGCTATTAATTTTCTGCTATTTACATTTCCTCCAGTTTCTTGTTTCTCTAATCCATCTGCTACTCTAGGCCTAGATGATGCATCTATACCCACTCTAGAAACCATACTTTTTACATTAAATCCCTTAGCTTTATCTACTATAGTAAATCTATAGAAAAGGTTTTTTTGTCTTATAGTCATTTTTTCAGCAGCATTTTTAGGAACTAATTTTTTTGTTAAAAAAGCTGCATCATTCAGAGTGTTTCTAACAGCGCTAGGAAAAGATGACTTATGCAACTTTTCTAGTTTAGCAGTTAATTGTATTGCTGCATCTGTATTTACATCAAATTTCATATTAAATTATCCATTTTTTAGCAACCTCTCCAGTAGTGAAATAAACAGAACCATTAAACGAGAATATTTGCCCGTTTACTTGGTTAAAATTAGCTATGTTAGTTTTATTGGTGGTATCAAAATTATATTTATCTAAAACTCCAGAAACTAGAGTATATAAATCCCCATTTTTAACTACGCTATTTGTAGTTTTAACAAAAGAAACATCAAAAGCCTCCTGTCTTATATTTGTCCATGTATAAATACCACTATCAAAACTAAATTTATCCACCTCATTATATCCTGACGCTGCCCAGTCTGATGTATATAAATTAACTCCATCAGTATAAAAATAAGGATTTTTAATATTTGCAGTATCAAACAAAACAAACCCTAAAACAGTTCCAGATAAATCTAAAGTACATGTATAATAATTATTATTTGATGGCTTTTTAACAATAGCATGAATATATCCACCAAAAATAAAACAATCATAAACTATTAACTCCCCATCAGATTGAGATACTCTAATATTATTCTCTAAAGGTAATATATTTGGATAATCAGTATATAAATTTCCACCATCTAAATATCTCATTGTAGAGGTATCATTAAAAGCCAAAGGATTACCAAATCCCATTAATAAATCATTTGGAGTATTTGATAATTGAGTCAAAGAGTAGGCCCTAACACCTAAACTATCTATAACCACCATAACCTCATCAGATGCACTAAAGCCATTACTAGAAAAAGGCAAAGTAGTTAATCCAGTTCCTTTAAAACTATAAGCAATACCGGTTACATAAGAATCAGTAGCTCTAGCTACAAAAACATATTTATTAGGCAAATATGCTAAATCTAATGGCGCACTCCACTCATCTACTGATAAAGTTAAAATTTGCTCTATATCATTTAATGAATTAGGCAGTTTTTTAATAGCCTCTATTATTTGGTATTGAGTATCATTATTATCATCTGTATCTGTAGGAGTAACTCCTGTAAGTTCTAACAGTTTATAAAGATTCATTAAAACATCCCCATAAATCTCCCTAACTACTGGAGTACCATTTACAGTTTCTGTTTCATTCTTAATATTTGATCCAAAAGGATATTTTGGATTTATATCTTTTTCTATTGGTAAATTCCCTAATACTTTCATAATTATAATTTTTTAACTTCAAAATGAATTTTTAAATTCTGTATAGTAGACTGAAAAGACTGTATAGAAATATCAAAAGTAGTAGAATTTATAATTTTAAAAACTGGATACCCTTGATTATTATCATTTCCAATTATAGTAGACAATGACTCAATATACATTTTAGGTAAATAATTAGAATCAGTCATTGTATTAGATAATACAATTCTAATAGTAGATCCATCAACAGGCTTATCTATTAATGTAGCAGAAACTATATCACCAGTAACAGCGTAAGAAGTGCCAATTGACCCTGAGGCTATATCTATTCCTGCCGCAGTTCCTATATTTCTAACAGGACTAGCTCCTAACCCTGCAACTATAGAAAAATGCTCTTTTGGATAAATACCATTTTGCAAATCAGTAGCCAAATATGTAGGACTATCTGTACCATTCACTCGTTTAATAAAAGCTACTAAATTAGTTAAAGGAGTAGTAGCTACTGTATCAATAGCTCCAGCATTTTCCTCTGTTTGATTCGCTTTTTTAAGAAATAATAACTCATTTACAACTAAATCAATATTATTAGAATCAGATAAACGAATTAAAGTAACTCCAGATGCTGTTTTAATAAGCCTTACGTACTCATTTGCTTTAAATGAACCTAACACAGTTAAAGGATAAGTAGATCCTGTAGATCCTTTTATATTTGTTTCTGTAGTAAAATCTATATTTGATTTGCAGATTATATGCTCATTTTCAGTAACTAGTCCTAATTTAGTAGAAACAACTAAAACACCTGCAGTAGATGTTAGTGGAGTAATAAAATCATTTTTTGATGCTAGAAACCTCATAGCATCTATGTACTGATAACTATTTAACTCATTATCTGGCAAACCACTAAAAGGCGTATCTGATAATCTCATTAATTTTGCAAATGCCTCATGTATATCTCCGTAAATTTGCTCATTAACTGGAGTACCATCTCCAGCTCCTGTACTGTCTTTTATTCTACCATTTGGATAATCTACCAAATTAGAATTATCAATATTTGTAATTAATTTTTTATCTCTAGCCATTCTTTATTTTTTTTCAAAGTTAATGATTTTCTATATGTAATTTATAAAAGAAAAAGCAACTGTATGAGCTGGCTTTAATTTTAATACTAATTCCTTAAACTCAATTAATCTGGATACTGGTACTGATGCTGAATCTCCTAAACTAGCACCACCTATAAAAAATGTAGCCCATAAATTAGCAGAGCCTACAGAATAACTCTCTATTAATTCCGTTTCGTTTGCTATAACATCAAAATTTATATATCCATGCTGAGTACCTCCTCCATGCTGAGTACCTCCTCCATGCTCTGTTAAATTTAAGCTTAATGCTATAATCTCATCAGGAGTTTTATAAACCCATTCCCCTCCCTCAAAAAATCTGTTTTCATGGATGTAGACATCAAATCCCGCCTGTCTTAATTGCTCTTGGATAAAAAGAGGATGCTGTCTAGCTTTTACATTACTAGGATAGGCCATTTTTCTCCTAATTGCAGCCACTCTATTATCATAAGAAACTAATGGATTAGATGTTAACCCTAATCTATACTCCCATAGTAAAACATCATCTAAATTAAAATTAACATTATCTGGGATGCTGCTATCTATTGTTAAATCAGAATCCTGTATTAATCTAATAAAATTTACGTTTATAGCTTTATGGAATCTATCAAAAACAGAGCTATTTTGTAACCACCATGCTCTACCAGTTGGATATAATTGTCTGGATAAATCTGACAATACATCAGTTAAACTAGCTCCCTCATCTGTTGGATACCTATGAGGCACTCCCAAACCATGAGGGGTGCCTAGTCCATGCATTGTGCTTTTATTTGATTTTGTATAACTCATATTATGAATATGTTACATTTCTTAAATATGGAATATTTCCCAGATTAAACTCACTATTTGTGCTACTTACTCCGTTTACATCCATTGTAAAACCTGTGAAAAAATTAGCAGATTCTAAAACATCTGTAACTACACTTTGTAACCTACCCAAATATAAAACATCATTTTTATCTCTAGGTAAATCTGCTCCTGCTACATAGGGCCTAATAGATTCTAAATAAACTTTTAAATTTTCAGTTATTGCATTTCTTACAGCAGTACTAGAATCTGATAAACCAACTATAAAAACATCTACTGGAACTACTGTAATAGATAATGTAATTGGAATAGCTTGAATAGGCCTCCTACCTCTCTCATAAATAGGCTTAGTAGCATCAGGATCAAACTCTATAACATCTGAAACATCACTAAGTAAAGAAGCAGATGGAGTACCATTACCATCTATAGAATCAATAACAGTAGCCTCTACATATACATCCACTACTCCAGCGTTATCATTTCTAACATAAGGATACACTTTTTTTACTCCCTGAGCATCTGATGCCCATAATCTATAATCTGTTTTAGCTCCTCCATTTGGCTCTAATTGTATTGCATCTAGGATAGACTGCCTATAATCCTCTATGTTTTCTGATGATATAGGTTTAGAAACTACTGCAGAAACTATTACAGTATCATTAACCCCTATAACTGGCTCTGTAATAGTTAAATTATCATTAATATCTAAATCAAAACTAGCCCCTCCTCCTAAACTACGAATATCTACAATATCTCCAGATCCAGTTAATGTATAATCAGCATCTAATACGAATAACTGACCAGCATTTTTAGAATCCTCATTACTTTTAAAAGTTAATCCACTTTTTAAAAAACCTCCTGCAGTACCAGATAAATCTATAGTAAATATTCCAGGAGTAGCAGGATTAGGATTCCTATTTAAATAAATCCTCCCCTGTCGCTCTAAAGTACCTCCGTTAACTTCTAATCCTGCAGTATCTGGAAAAACATTATTTTGAATATCAGATAAATAAACATACAAAAGCTTAACCTGAGCAGAGATAACAATATTAAAAGCATTTAAAACATACTTTAAATCCCCCTCTGATAAATTTAATTTGTTTTTAAAATCATTAGATAGAGCCTCATTTATCTCTATCATACTTGGAATATCTCTCATATTTTCCTATCTATTATTAATTCATTTTTAGCATTATTATAAACAAACTGCAAAATTTTATTTTCCTGATTGCTCTTTTGTGTAAAGTTAATAATTATAACTACATTATTTGTATTTTCAAAAATAACGCTTACTGTATAATCTAGTAAATCTCCCAAATATGCTAAATCCTCTTTTACTGAACTCTCTATTTTTAACCTACCTGAGCTATTTAAAACTACCTCCTGTAATGTTTTTTCTGTTATAGAGTTAAACTGTTTATTAGGATTATCTTTATAAAATAAAGCATTTCCCCAATAATCAAACCTCTCCTGTGATAAAATCTCATCTCCTCTAGTTACACTAGCTACATTACCTCCAAATAAAGCTAAATAAACCTGCTGAAATAAACTCTCTCCTAGATTTAAGTCATTAGAAATAATGGAGATTTCTCCACCACTTCCAGACTCATATAAATTAATATCTTTTGTTACCATAATTAAAATGCTCCTTGTGTAGAGCTAAGATTTATAGGGATTCCTCCTCCCTTATTACTACTAACTCCAGCTACATTATTTCCTTTATCTCTAATATCTACGTTTATACCTCCTTTTATAGCTACATTCTGTAAATTCTCAGCCTGTTTCTGCTCTGGAGATGGTAAAACCTCAGATGTTACGCCTAAATCTGTCATTGCATTTATTCCTGATAAAGCACTAGAAGCCATTTCTCCTATCCCTCCTGGAATCTTAGATAATAATTCTAAAACAGTTTTAAGAGGTAATAACATAAAATCTATAATACCCTGCCCTATTGACTTAAAGAAATTCATAAAATCAAAAGATTTAAAAGCATCTACTACTGATGTCCAAAGCCCACTAATCCAATTTACAAAAGTTTCCCATTGCTTACTAAACCATGCTACAATCTCATCCCAATAGTAGAAAATTGCTATAATTGCAGCTATAGCAGCTATAACCGCTAGAACTGGCCATACAGTAGCCCAAATAACAGCAGCAAAACTAGCTCCTGTTAATGCAGCAGTAATGGCCACGCCACTATAAACAGCCATAATAGCAGTATATGCAGACATTATAGCCTGCCCTGCGACCATCACAAACTGAACTCCTTTTATAACACCACTTAAACCTAATAAAACTCCTCCTAAAATAGCTATTCCTTTTATTAATCCTGGATTCTCTTTAGCCCAGTCCCTAAATCCACTTAATAAAGGCATTACTTTCTGGATTAAATCACTTACCATAGGAGCTAATACAGAGCCTATAGTTATACTAAGTGCCTCCATATTGTTTTTAGCTATTTGAGCCTGACTAGCGCCTGTTTTTGATTGCTTATCAAAAGCCTCCCCTAATGCATCAGCTCCAGATGTCATGCTTTTTAAGGTATCTGTATAAGCTCCATTCGTAGCACCTAGTAAAGATGTAACAGCAGCTCCAGCCTCTACAGAGCTCCATGCCTTAGCCATATTTAACCCTAAACCTTTTCCAGCTCCCTCAATTGCGCCAAATGCATTAACTAATCCGCCAGTTTTTTGTATTAGTTCCTTTTCACTAGATACTCCTAATTTTTTAAAAATCTTAGCCATTTCTGCAGTAGGTTTTTGCATTGCTACTATTGAGGCTCTTAATTGATTCTGAGCCTGAGTAGCAGGAGTACCTACTGTAGTTAGTGCCGCTGTAGCTGCTTGAAAATCTGCAAACTTTGTTCCAGAGCTTTCAATTATACCAGCAGTAGCTCCAAATCCTGTAGCTAATTCAGAGATGGTAGTTTTACCTGCTTTTACAGTTTTAAATAAAATATCTGCTATCTTTTCAGTACTAATGCCCTCCTTTTTAAAGGCGTTCATGGCTGAGGTTAAAATATTTGTACTTTCTTGCGCTGTAGATAATCCTGCTACTGCTAATTTTCCAGAAGTTTCCAGAGTGCCTATAGCTTTTGATGCATCAATACCAGCGGACCTAACATCATATAAAGCACTACTTAATTGCTCTATTGGTATAGGTAATTTAGTGGATAGACTTAAAACCTCATCCCCCATTTTACCCATATCCTCTACACTAGTATCTACCAATGTACTAACGTTACTCATAGATTTCTCAAAGTTGTTAGATGCGTTAACAGCTACTCCGCCTAAACCTAAAATAGCAGTTCCGGCTACTGCAAAACCTAAACTAACTTTTCCTAACTTTCTATTAACCCTCTCTATAGATGCCTCAGTAGTCTTACTAAAACCAGAAACCCCAGAAGTCATTTTACTGACAACTGAGGAAAATTTATCTATAGCTAGAAATTCTGTAGGTATTCTCATTGTACTCATAACACCCTATTTTTTTAAATTCATATTTGCTGATATTTCTTTAGCCTCTTTATACCAAAAATATAAACCTCTATAATCAATATCATCACAAAACATACCAGAAATTACATCAGGTGGCCACTTGAAGTACCTAACTACACTCTTAATAACTGGAGTTAGGTCCGCAAGTAACCACCTTACATAAAAACTGTAGATAACTCTCTAATTATAATATAGTCTTTTTTGCTAAACTTATCTAACATCATTACACTAGGAGCAGAAATAATATGAGCTATACAAACTAGCATAAACTGTATTTGATCATTTTTAATATCAATTCCTCTAGCTAGTCTAGCCTGATTAGTTGGCGTGATTCTAGTTTTAAAATTAACACTAGACATAGAAACTACTCCCTCATCATTTTTAATAGGATTAATAAGCTCATAAACTGGCTCTAAATCCTCATTAAAAACTAAATTACCTCTACAGATAGCATCAAAAATACTAGGATAAGACTCCTTTAATTCTGATTCCTCTACAGAACCATCTACCCACATCTCTACAAATTTAGATAATTCTACTAATGCTAACTCCTCACTAATTACTGATTTATTTTTTGTACTCATTTTATTTAAGTTTTTTTTGTTTAAGTTTTTTGTTTTGTTTTAAAAAAAGCTCCACCTATTAAATGGAGCTTTTTTAGATAATTTCTATAATTTCTCTAACTTTCCGCTACCTGAGATTTTTAAAGTCATTTGAGCAGTATTAGTAGCAGGCTGAATATCTCCAACTATTATACCTTTTCCTTTCCAAATAGTTCCAGATATATGAGTAATGGTCCATGTACCCTCATCTGGATGCTCTGCTAATAAAGGCAGCTTTTCCATCTCATTACCTGATGCATAATCTACAGCTACTGCTCCCTCAGCCATCCAGCGCACTCTATTTTTTTGATAGATTGCTTGACCTGAGCCTGTTATCTGATTTGCATCATCATTAGTTCTAATACCTCCTGGATCTAATGTAAAATCCTCATTTGATTTAGGAGAAAATCTAAACTCTCCTAACGTATGCTGGCATACTACCTCAATAATATCCCCTCCTATGTACTTAGCCATATTTTTACTTTTTTAAAATTAACATTAAAATCCTGCCTCTACATCAGTACTCTCTATTCTAGCTATCCCAGTTCTTTTATATCTGAAAAAAGTTTCAAATCTATTAGGATTAGTAGAACTAATTTGCACTATTAAACTCTCTTTAGAAAAGTCTGGCTCGTTTATTAAAGCCCTTACAGCTAAATCATCAAATAAATCAAATAAAACCGCTTTCCATTCTTTAGGCTTAATAGCTCCAGATGCATCAGTAGCCTGATTATCTAAAATCAAAACCTTATCTTTTAATCTAATAGTTTCTAAAGTTCTATA